TTTGCGAACCAGTGATTGCTCAAAGTCTGTAAATTTGATACCTTGAGTCGCACCACCTTTAGTGTAAAGGTTAACACGGTCAATAAAGTTCAAATCATTTAAATCTGTGCCTGCGGTACCAAAAAAATCTTTATCGATTAGTTCACGATACGCACGAATAAAGCTGGAACGAATTCCAGGATATTTGTTTTTAACTTTTTTCTCAATGCGAGCATCTTCTAATACATTCATAATACTCATTGGAATTTTTTCTTCATGAGCTTTAATCATGCCATCAAGTGGAGTATAGAGTGCATGGCCAACTTCATGACCCATGAATAGGTCATATAAGTAACCAGAAATATTTTTATCTAATACAGGTACCGTTAATACACGGTTTTTGACATCAAATGACGCAGTTTGTACATTGCGTTGTTCGACAATAAGATTTTCTGTTGCCATAAGTTTGGCAAGCAGCGATTTTGATTGAATAAGTTCCATATAATCTCCGAGTTAAAGAACCATTATACTATAGGTATCATCTACCGTCAAGCGAAAGTAGGAAAAGCGTTGTTTTTTAGCAACACAATCACTATTCGAACATTTCCTTGCGTTTTTGGTAGTCGGAAAGGTCTTTTTCCATGCCGGAAAGTACAGCCCACTTGCGGACTACAATATCTAACGCTTTCCAAGCAGGAATTTCTTCGTCATCCGCTCTTGCGGCCATCCACATATTGTATTCTTCTTCATACATGAGATTTTCCTTCGTTTTTTTCGAAAAAATTCTGCTCAATTGCAGCTGCCAACTTGTCGGCAAGCTTCGGATCGAACTTTACTAAAAAATACGCAACATCTTCTGTTGGTACATGACGCAAATTATACATAATTTCGTCAATTCCTTTTAAAATTTGTGTTTCTTCGTGTTGTGCTAACATAATTTACCTATTGTAGTGTGTCGGTTTGCGCAAAAGTGACTGTTGAGCCTCTTTCTTTTGCAATTCCAACAGATTTTAACCATTGTAACTCAATTTCAAGTTCTTCTTCAGTAAGAGCTTTCAAATAAGTTTCATATTCTCGCCATTGTTCATCGGAAAGCGACATTTTTCTATCTCCTCATGCTAGAAATTTCTTTTGCTTCATTATCCGTGAAAACCGGCACAGCATTTGATTTGTGCATTGTGCCGATTCCTTTAATTTTGTCACCTGTATAAGAATTTCCGAATTTCTTAACACAAGTTACAAATCCTGTATCCAAGGACGCAATCGTAGGAGATTCACGACCGGCAGGAATATTAAACATGGGGATTGTTTTGGAATACTTAGTGGATTTATTTTTACAGAAATTGGTAGACATCGAATTAATGGAAGCTAACCATTCTTCGTGTTGTAATTTCTTTGCCTGAGAAACTTTGCGTTTCTTGGATTTTGGAATATAACCATAAATTAGCATAACAATTCTCCATGTGAAGAAACAGTATACTACATTTATGGTTAAATGTCAAGCGGCTTTGTTGTATTTAAGCAACGTGCTATTAAGAGGTTCGACCCACCACACATCTCCTTTTTCAAAACATACGATACTATCATATATTGAAATGGAAACTGTTTCTTTAGAGATATAGTCTTCCATTAGTCCACCTCTGGTGTGTCTTGCATTGAGTTTATCTAAACATTCTTTGGTAAATTCCATGAATGTGTCAGGTTTTTTCAAACCGCCATTATATTCTGGCCAATATGAAGTATGTAAATCTTCTACCATGTAAACGGCATTCTTATTCATTTTTGGATAGAAAAATTTAAATGTTTCTAAAATGTGGTGTTGTTGATGAGAACCATCATCAAGAATAACATCAGGTATTCCAAATTCGTCTATAATACTTTGTAGAAAAACTGGATCCGATTGGTCACCGATTCTAACGAAAGCACCTGGTTCTTCCAGAGCTTTACATTGAGGCATAATATCGATACTGACAACTTTAGCTTTAGGACCAAAATATCCTCTCCAAAGTTCTAGTGAACCACCTTGAGCAGTACCAATTTCAAGAAAAGTTAAACTTTTATCTCTCCATGGTGCAAAGTGTCTTTCATACGCATTGAAATAGTGTGTCCACTTTCCTGCGTTCTTACCATTGTTGGTTAAGAAATCTCTCCATAAACTCATAATATAATCCTATTCATTAAACGGCAGCATACTTACTTATGTTAAAAAAATCAATATTTTCTGTTTTCTTCTGGTAAACTTGCATCCTCAAGTTCACTTAATAACTCATCAACATTCCTATTTTTTAGTTTTTTAATTTCGGAATGTTCATTTTTATGTTTTCGTTTTGGCATGTAACTATAATCTTCATTATAATCTTGGTTCTTACGAAACTTGCCTACAAATTTGGTCACTTCTATCTCCTATTTCATGGTTTCAAATGTTATACCTTTGATTTTGGTCTCTGGCATATTATGCATATCTTCTTGTGATATGTAAGTTATATCGGCATGAGGATAACATATTTTTACTAATTTGAGAAGTTGGCAGACTGTGCCATCTGAATCATTGAATGTAAATATTTCGTCAACATATTTTAGACTTTTAATAATTTCTCTACGAGTTTCATAATTCTGTACAAATCCACCTTCTGACCACATCATCCACCAATCAGAATGAACACCAACAACTAACCACTCACCTTTATTGTGACATTTTTTCAAATAAAGTAATTCATCGTGTGATAGTGGATCAAATGTTCCACAAGTGATTATTATTCTATCTTTGCCGTGCATTTATGGTAATAAATTAGGAAATGCTTCCTTTACAAATTTGTAATCTAATCCCTTAACGCCTTGGTCTTTATTGAAAATACCAATAATAACTTCAGCTTCACGGGGTTCTAGTGCTTCCAATAATTGCAATAACAACTGTGTTCGTTTTTCTGGTGTTAATTCTTCGGCTTTAGGATGTCCTTTTTGAAACAAATAAAGCTTTCTTAATTCAACAGATAATTGTGTAGCAGAAAGTCCAGGTAACATATCAGTTGGAATTCTATAGTTCTCTGGCATTTCTTTAATTAACCATTGGCAATCAGGATGATAAGTTAAAGATAATACATCAACCAAAGTTTTAGAAAGATTCTTTTCAATTATTGCCATTCTTTCTTTTTTGTTTGTTGCTTTTTCAAAATCATCAAAAATTTCATACATATTTTTCATCAGAATTCCTCTATCACTTCCATTAAGTTTTTCAGTTTGTGTTCAATAAAATAATTCAACAACTTACCTTTAGCAGGTTTTGTTTCTTCATATGTATTTATAATCTTCTCTTTTATCTCTGATGGGATAAATCGTAGGTCAATTAGTGTTTCATTACGAGAAAAACCTGTTAATGCAGATTCATCATTCCATTTATCTGGAGATTCATTTAAGTATTTGTCTATAATCTTTTGAGTGATAGGTTTCTGACGTAGGTCACGGACAAAACAATCTGAAGGCGAAAAGATATTAGGTATGCCGTCACCCTTATCGCCACGAATAATCTTCTCTTTGAGTTCTAGAAGAGCATCCTCAGATTTAACATATTTCTTTTGTGATGGATTATATTGTTTAACATTGTTACCATACATTTGTAATTGAAGAAAATCTCCATCACTTGACAAGATTAAAATCTTTTCGTGTGCGGCTTGGCGTGGTACTAATGTACCAATGATATCATCTGCTTCAGCACCCTCAATATCCAATACCTTATATGGAAAGTTATCTTTGAGTTCTTGTTTAAATTTACTAAGCATATCAAAGATTAAATGCCAATCTAAATCTGACTTATCACGGTTCTTCTTACGATTTGCTTTATAGAATGGGAAATATTCTTTGCGCCAATATTTACGGTTATCACAACATAATACCACTTCACCATATTCAGCTTTAAAGTTTTTAACATGAGTGCGAATGATATTTAATACCATATGACGGATGAGATGTTCATCCAGTTTGCCTTTTTGATTGGCAATTTGTGCCATAAGTCCGGCAAGTAATACTTGATTTAAGTCAACGAGGATCATACTAAACTTTCAATAGTTTCAATTAAGAGACCATTGTATCATACTTCCTGTAATTTGTCAAATGTTTTTTGGATAAATGTATTTGAAGTGGTAGTCTTTCTGGCAATAACACCAAACCAATTTTGTGGTATTAATCCAGATATGTATTCAAATGGATCAACAAAGACGGCATCAAACCTATCAACAGCATATAATTTATCTTTTTTGGTATCTTCTTTAAATAGAATAACATGATAAGCATGACCTAGGTATGAACCACCAATACTTTCACCGGGGTTTTTATATGTGACTGCTTCTACTTGAATTTGATCCATTTTATCTCCTGGAAGAAAAAAGATGGCATCATGTTCCTCTTTACTGAATTCCTTTAGGAAGTCTAGCATTATAATCCTTAATATGTGATTTTCTAACTCTTACCATTATCCATGAATTGTAGTAGTCATCTGATTCCATGACACCACGGATAAATTGTTCTTTTGCTTCGAGATAACCACATTCACCTTTAGATTGG